ACAGCTCTGTTATAATGGTGGTAACTCGTTTGACTGTTGCTTCCGCAAAGGGTATACTACGTAACGCTCCCATAAATCGGTGCTTAAAAAGTATCGCTTTAATGAGAGGCGTATTCGTTTCTACTCCAAGGAAAGCTTTAATCAAACCTGTCAACGACACATATATAGTATACATTATGTCGTCTGCTGATTGTGGATGAACGTCGCGAACGTCTGGTTCCGGTGCATAGGGTTGTTGCGGTGCACCTGCCTTGTTGAACAAGGCGCTCGCTAATTTCTTGCCGGTTTGTGTAAGCATCGGCAGTGCTTCCGAGGTTAAAAATGTGTAAAGTCGTTCAACAATCTCGGTAAAATTGAACTCTGAGAAAAAACGTATGAAATATAAAAATATACGTCTAAAAGTAAAAGGAGTGTCATCAGTAAATAACTCGCCTAGCAAAGTTGCTAAACGAATATATGATGCTAAGGGTAAATTGATTGTCATCTTATTATCCAAAGCAAATTTATTGATAACTCCTTTCACCATTTCAACGATATATTCTATAGAATTAGTTATGGTTGTAGTTTTCTCTGCAAATTGATTACGTTCCAAAACGCTTGCTAAACGGTCGACTTTTTGTGCTAAGGGATGCACAATGTCAACAATTTCGTTTGCTTTATGGAACATTATCTCTGCTTGTTTCCTGTCTTCTTTGCTAACCAACAAACTTTTGAACATTTGTGGTTTCACTGTTCGCCATGGGTTAACACATGCACAACCACGTTCCGTTAAGAACTTGGTTATTTCATGCGTTGCTGGGTCGGTATATGGTGTTCTATCTGCATACATCTTTCCTATGATTGAATAATACACTAGTGATTTTGACTCTAGTGCACATTTCAAACACATGGATCGCTGTATCTCTGGCTCCAAATCAGCCAGACACTCTTCCATCAAATCTACTACTCTCTTGATTCCTTGCTTATAAGTCAATCGTTGTAATCCTGTGGTGTGTCGCACTAAACGGAGAAGCATCTTTGGGTTAGTCAAGTTACGGTAAACGTAACCAAACGGAGCCCAAAAATTGAAATCTTCTCCATCATAGCACAAACAACACGTATCATACAATGTTGGGCGTCCCTCTTGCTCTCTACCTACATAATAGGTAAAGTGACAATTGGAACACCAAACTTCCTCACAATGACATATACGACCACGTGTGTACACGTGGCCATTACATCCTGGACAAGCAATTCTACGTGACTCCAATGCTCGATAACCTGCACTGTGTTGGTGTGCATAGTTTAATAGATGGTCGCAAAATACGTGAATATATAACTCACCTTGGTGGTATTCGTAAGTGTACATATTCACATATCTCGAGGCTGCTATTCTTCTCTTAGAATTTGATGATGCATGTTGTTCACATGCACATATCAAATACTCTTGAGGTATACGTGTCAAATCAAAACTTCCCATGAAATGCCTAACTCTAAATACTAATCCTAATGGTGAAATCAGGGTAAAACCTTTAGTATTTAAAGCCAAACGTCTCAAAGCAAATGAATGATTCTCATTACGGGATGTGGTTCCGTAATCCAGTGGGCAGGGTGCCCACTGCAAACTCTGCTGTGGTGCTCTCGTCTTGCGTCGTCCATAGAGTCCATTATCAATAGCAACTGCTAAAGTACCAAATACGGGTAAACGTACTGGTTCAATAACATCACTATCTTCAATATCTTCTCGAACTTGCTCTGCTTCTGGTCCTACTTCTATTGGTCTTTTCCGATATTGTGGATAAACCAATCTCGTCTCGTCTATAACATCTTCCATTAGATCAGCTACTTCACGAAGAAAACCTTCGTATTCGTAGCCTCTCATGAAATCTGCTATCCATAGTTGTAATCTTGGGTATGGACTATTGCGCTCTTGTGGAACATTCATCTTACGTGTGTGGTCAAAAGTAAGAAGTATGTCCATATAAAGCGCACTTTCCAAATTGTTCTCCAGGGATGTATAGTCTTCTGGATCCCAATCTACTCCGTCGTCTGTCGTATCATCTACCATAAACCTTTGTAATCTATTGACATACGAATCTATCATATCAACCCCACATGAGGGTTGGTATAATACATTTGTAATATCAGTTCTGAATTTAAAAGTTTTATCATAAATGATTGGTGGGAAATTGAGTGGGTTAGTCTTACCCGCCTCAATGTCCTGTAGCATAAAGCTAAAAAACTGTTGTTTTTCTTGAAAAATCGATTTACGTAAATGTTTTGCCATTTTAATAATTGCTTGCGTTAAGTCTTTAGTTCATTAGGGTTTAATCGCTGGATTGCCTACCAGTCAAGCTGACTCTTTCTACGGTTGCCAAAACCGGGAATTTTTCACTCGCACGTAAAAATTCC